CGTGGAATTGGGATGGGGGTAATGGGGTGTGTGGATTTGAGCGTATACGGGGGAGGGGGACCCTATGCCCACAGCCGGGGATGGGGGGCCGGTGGGGTCGGCACTCCCGCCCCTGATGACCGTACTCCCCCCTGCGCGTTTAAACAATCCCTCACTTCCCCATCACGTGCTCGCGCACTGCACTGCTCTCACCCTCAAGCACTAGTGGCTCCACTATCTGCGCCTTGCTGATGCGCCTGACGTTGCCCACCAGCCTCAAGTGCTTCGCCAACTCCTGCTTCAGTTGATCTGCGGTGAGCCCATCGTCATCCTCTTGCACTGTCTGCTTGAACATGCCCACTGTCTTGCCCATCAGTTCCAATGCTTTGAGTTTCGATCCTTCCTGCTTGGCTTCTTTGCTCAGTTCCAACAGCGACTTGATCACATAGCGTTTCACCGCGATGGCATCATCTGTCAGTGCTTCCACCGTCTGACCCCAATGCTCTTGCAGCATCCTTTGCACCCTTATGTCCTGGGCAAGCTTCCATGCTGATGCCTTCAGTGTTCTGTCTGTACCCTTGGCGTTTGGGTATGCGTCTCTGTAGGCTTCGAGTTGTGTTTTCCCTTCTATAAGGCCCTTGGCGAACTCCATCATGGAACTTGTCATAGGCTTGAGTCTCGGCGTTCCTTGTAGTTCTCCGTCTACCCTACGTTTTGGCGGTACTGCGTCCCTGGCCATCCGTTCCGCTTCGCTCAGTCCGGGCGCTGTATCGTTCTGGTTTCCATCACCATCGAGTGTCACCTCTTCCAGCCGCCGCAGTAGCTCATCCTTGGTCGTCCTGCCATTGCCCCGCATCTGATCATCACCCAGGCCCATGTCATCACCCCTTTGCTGTTTAAACCTGTACCACCGTTCGCATCCGCAGTCTATCAGGTTATCCACAGGCTGTGAATAACTCCAGCCGTCATCCACAACTTATCCACATCTTTTGTAAGTTTCGCGTCAGAAAAGCCTTACCCTGCCCTACCCCTTACCCTGGCCCTGATCGCCCGTTTAAACCCTGGTTGCAATAAATTGGTACTACAAAACTTGTCCACACCCTGTGGATAACTTTGACTTGTCCACATCTCTGTGGATAACTAAAGTAAAACTTTTCTATTGCAACCATGCCTGTAAGCCGCCGTATTGGTCTGGTTGATACCTACCCCGCCTGAACCCCTTCCAGGGCCTTGTAGCCCCTTCCTTGGAATCCTTGGGCCACATATATATGCAAACCGCAACCCCTTGCCGCAACCCCTTGCGGGTCAGCTACCCATCTGGAGTACCTGACCAAACCGTGGGGTTGTTGACAGGTTGTTTAAACCCTGATCTAATCCTTTCCATGCCCTAGTGATATCGATCAGTTGATTGATAGTGCTAGCGAGGCAGAGACGATCGAGTCTGGTGCATGGCCCGTAAGCCCATGACCCGCTGGTGGAGTCCAGAACTGAACGGCCCAGGATAAGGTCGGTCTGTGGAGGTAAAAGTCGAGAGGCTTTCCCGGCAAGGGTTCAATACAGGCAGGGGCTACGCCCTGCACCTGTCCACCGTGACGGTAGATAAAAACCAATCCACACATTTGGAAGCTGCTTGCAGCCTGATGCCCGTCTGGGCATTGGAGTGCAAACCGCACTTAACCGGAGAACAAACCATGACTGACTTTGACAAGCACAACCTGCTCGCCGCCCTGATTCGCATGGAACACAAATGCCTTGGCTCGATGTTCAAAGAAGAGTACGAGGCAACCATGCGCTTGGCCCAGGAACTGCAAGCCCCGCAATTCATCACCGAGTACTTTGCTCGCAAGGCAATCACCACTGAGGAATGACCATGACCCGCATCATCTACAACCGTCTGCTCGGCGGCTGGTTCATTGTTCGCGGCCCCCACCAGACCCCCATCGGTGGCCGGTTCGAATCCCGTGCCGCAGCCCTTGCCCACTTCAACCGCAACTGAAATCATGATCAATCCCAAAATCATCCAACGCTACAACACCGACTTCGACTTCGCCAACGGGTTCAATGCCGCACTCGCCGGCATCTCCCTCGACCGCACTCAGCCAGTCAACTGGCAAGAGGGTTGGCGCGAGTGGGATCGAATCGAGTCAACCGATATCGCTGATGAGTGGGAGCGGCTGACCAGCCTACCCAACCTCAAGCACAACTGATGAGACCTGACTGGTCGAAACCCCTGCGGGGGTCTTGTGCAATTAACCCGAAAGCGAACCATGCAAACCATCGCCCAATTCCAGGCCACTAACCGTGCCGCCCGTGCTGCCGCCCCTGTTGCCCCGTCTCGCGCTGGCGAGTGGATCAAGTCCAACCCCGCTGCGTTTGAGTGGCTGGTTGATCGCTGCGACACGAACCCTTTCGCTGCATCCCTGCTGGACAACCTGCGCAAATGGGGCAGGCTGACCGACCGGCAACTGCTGGCGGTGCAGAACAATATCGCCCGGGCGCAGATCATGCGAGACAAGGCCGACAACGCACCGGCACTGTCGGTCGAGCCCATCGAGCAAGCATTCGCCAAGGCCCAGGCTGCTGGCGTGGCGCGCCCAAAGCTGCGCCTGGGTGAGTTCACCTTCAGCCCTGCCCCTGCCACTGGCAAGAACCCCGGCGCGATCTACGTCAAGCATTCGGATGGCACCTACCTGGGCAAGGTGACCGGCTCCCGCCTATTCACTGTCGCCGCAGTCGGCGGTGAGGTCGAGCGTGAGATCGTTGCAGTGGCGGCTGACCCCCTCAATGCAGCCATCGCCTACGGCAAAAAATACGGGAAGTGCTCAGTGTGCGCCCGTACCCTGACCGATGAGGCATCCATCGCCCGGGGCATCGGCCCCGTCTGCGCGGAAAGGTTTGGCTGGTAATGAGACACGCTCACCTGCTCGCCTCTGGCGCTACCGCCGCAGCCCTCATCACTTTCGGATGGGGGCACTACTGGCTGACCGACCTTGCCCTGGTGATCGGCGGCGTGTTCGCTGGTCATGTCCTGACCGAGGCGCTGAATGACCCCTCGGACTGATCAACTAAATATCATCAACCCTTGCGCCCTGATATTATCGGGGCTCATCCCCGTTTAAAGGTGCATCATGTATTCAACCCGTGAAGAATGGCTCAGTGCTGGAGTCGAGGAAGTCCGGCCCCTGTTCGACCTGTATTCAAAGCCCTTGCCTGCCAAGGTGCGGGTCTCTTGCGGCTTCCCGTCCACCGCCCTGCGGTCGGGTGCTATCGGTGAGTGCTGGATCAACACCGCCTCTGCCGATGGCACCTTTGAGATTTTGGTGCATCCCAAGCTGGCTGACCCCGTCAAGGTGTTCGAGGTTCTCATCCATGAACTTTGCCACGCCACTGCTGGTGCGTTTAACCATGGGGTCAACTTTCAGAAGATTGCCGGGGCTATGCACCTGAAAGCGACCGGCTCAGGTCGCCAGCCGTGGAAATCCACTGTCGGGGATGATGATTTTCTGTCGGTCTATGCCGCCATCATTACCGGCCTGGGCGACTACCCTCACGCCGAGTTGAAGTCCGACCGCCAGATCAAAAAACAGACCACTCGCCTGCTCAAGGCCGAGTGCCCATCCTGCGGGTATACCGTGCGCCTGTCCCAAAAATGGGCGGCGCAAGGTCTGCCTACCTGCCCCTGCGGCGATACCCTTTCCCTCTAACCACCACCGAAAGCGAATCATGGCAAACATTTCCCAGACCATCATCCAAATCGCCCGTCTGCCCCTGCCTGTCGTGGCAGGTGCGTACAACCAGTACCACCCCAACCCTCAGGGCGGGGTTACCAAGACCGATGCAAGCCGCTGGCTGGCCGAGGCGGTCGAGGCTGGCACCCTGAGCATGAACAACATCATGGCCGCCACGCCTTCGACCTTCAAGGCCGCGCCGACCATCGATCCCGCCATCGGGGCCAAGGTTGATGCAGCCTCGCAGGTTGCATCTGATGCCCGGGCTGATGCCCTGTCTGCGCTCAATCGCATCGATGCCATCGACGACAACATCAGCGCAGTGATCCAGACAATGGCTCGCGTCGAGCACAAGTCCAACACCCTGTCCGACAAGATCGATGGCATCAAGATTGATGACCGTAGCATTAAGGTAGCGGTCGATTCAATTATTGGCGACCACTTTTCGCGCTGGTCTAAACGCATCGAGGACGCGGGTGCCCAACAGGTTGTGGCCGACCAGACCGCCGCGCACCGCACTGGCAGCAAAAGCTGCTTTGAGGTTTTCGGCATCGATGTTTTCGATGTTAAGGGTCAGCCACTGATGGTTGACCTTTGGAACCATCCCCAGGCACCTGCGGTAGACCCCGACTTCATCTGGACTGAGGGCATTCTCAAGCACCTGCTGCTCTCTGACCGGACGGGTGAGAATCTTTGGTTTGGCGGCGAGAAAGGCACCGGCAAGTCTGAGACGGCCCGACAGTTTGCAGCCCGTACCGGACGCGCGTTTAAACGCATCAACTTCCACAAGCACACAACCGTGGAAGAGTATGTCGGCGCTGTGGGCATCGAGGACGGCAAGACCGTCTTCCAGGCCAAGGACTTCCTGCTGGCCTACACCATGCCCTCCACCGTGATCCTGCTGGATGAGGTCACCAACGCTGACCCAGGCGAACTGGCAACGCTCAATGGTTTCCTTGAGCCCAACGCCTGCGTGTCCTTTGGGGGTCTGACCCATACCCGCGCCGAGGGGGTGCTGGTCTTCGTGGCCGACAACACCTTCGGCAATGGTGACGACTCAGGCAGGCACGCTGGCACCCGCATGCAAAACTCTGCCCTGGTTGATCGGTTCTCGCGGGTGATCCAGTTTGACTACCTGCCCAAGGACTCTGAGATCGAGGCCATCACCCGCCGCGCCGGCTGCAACAAGGCAATCGCCGAGGCGATTCACTGTGCCATTCAGGTTGCGCGGCACAAGGTCAAGAGTGCCGACATTGTGGACGCACCATCGATCCGGTCTGCCATCGCCTTTGCCCGGGCAATCCAAGTGCTTCCCCTGCGTGAGGCTTGGACGACCACTGTCGTGGCCCGACAACCCGTCGAGTCTCACGCTACCCTGATGGGCATCTTCGATGCCTGCATGAATCAAGAATTTTTCAACGACAACATTTGAGGCGAATCATGAAACGCTATCACGGATACTCGTTTAAACAGGCCGTCGAAAATTTGACACGCAAGGTCGCGGCCGAGTTTGGTCTGGCGGTCAGGACGATCAACTGGCATGCAGGCATCCAGACCGCCGGTACAAACAAGGACGGCGACATTTACTTCGCTGACGTTGCGGATGACGCGGTGCTTTATGACATTGATGTTCAACGCTATGTCGGTTTTGTGGTGCATGAACTGCTGCACCAAAAATATACCGACTTCAACGTCAACCACCACGACCAGTACGTCAACCAACTGCACAACGCGGTCGAGGATGCCTGGATCGAGCATACGGGTATCGATGCCAAGCTGACCGGCAACATCGATGGGCTGCTGACCGCGCTGCTGGATCAGATTGTGGGCGAGGCCAATGCCACGGTGACTGATTGGGCAGACCCTGCTCAATACCCGTTTATCTTCGCGGTCTACCTGCGGCGGCATCTGAACACCCATGTCCCGGTGCCTGCTGGCCTGGAGCCCATCATCATTGGCGCGACTCAGCGAATCGATGCCTGCCGCTCCAGCAAGGACACGCTGGCCCTGGCTGAGTGGATCATGGGTCAACTCCAGGCCCTGCCAAAGAACCCCAAGAACACCCCCGACAAGGCCCCCAAAGGCCCCTCAGAGGCTCCATCTGATGACGGCAATGGTAAGGGTGCAGGCGAGGCCGATAAGGGCTCCAGGCTTGGCGACAACCCGCACAAAAGCCCAGGCTCTGCCCGGGCTCCCAAAAAATCTGATGAGGCGGTGGAGGTTGAGCCCTCCATCAAGGTGCCCGAGGGCAAGGCCGGTATCGGGTCATGGTCTGAGCATGCAACACTGACCCCGCCTGACCATCACCTGCGCAGCAACCCCTGGCTCACCGACCAACTGGCGGTGCCTGCGCGGCTGCGGTATGAGGTCAAGCGCCTGTTCGACAACTCTGGGCGCGAGGACTTCCAGCGCAACCGCAGGGCTGGCTCGATCAATGTCTCGGCCCTGCACAAGATCGGCATCACCGACAAGCTGTTCCAGCGCCGCCATGCGGTTGAGGGCATCGACTCTGCGGTTGTGATCTGCCTGGATGTTTCGGGCTCGATGTTCGATGACGGGAAAAAGAATAAAAAATACAACATGAGCAACCGCATCGTCCAGGCTGCTATGGCAACCAGGGCGCTGCTGGATACCCTGCAAAAGGCCCAGGTCGAGACCTGCGTCCTTGCCTTTGGCTCGTTCACTTCAGTGGTCAAGCCCTGGGGTGAGCATGCGGTCAAGGCTGCGGCAAAGATCAACAGCATCGGCAACGGCGGGTCAACCAACGACTACTTCGCGGTTCGCTACGCCCACAAGCTGCTGCTCAGTCGCCCCGAGCAGCGCAAGATTTGCTTTGTCATCACCGATGGCATCGGCAAGCCTATAGCAGTGCGCAACCAGTGCGAGGCAGGCAACAACCTGGGCATCACCACCATCGGCATCGGCATCGAGCAGGACGTTAAGCATGTATACCCTCAGTCGGTGCGGATCACTGACGTTGGCGACCTGGGCACCGTGTCATTCAAACAGATCAAGCTGGCAGCATGAAGACGATCAGAGCAGTGACCAACAGGCACCCCGTGTTTTTAAAACAAGCATATGCCCTGGACGGCATCGTTCACCTAGTCGATGATGAGCGATACCTGGGCCACGGGGAGCGATACATTGCCTTTGATGGGCTGGCATTCTCGGTCTACATCAAGACGACAGACGGCCCACTTAGGGCCAATACATTCAACAACCTGCGCAGCGCAGTCAACTATGCTCGGCGCGTTTAAACCGGAGGGATGAGATGGCATACCTTTTTGTGGCTTTGTGTTTCCTTGCATGGCTGACCCATGTATTCACCTGCTTCGCTCAGGGAATGTGGGGCTTCCTGCTGGCCGGGGCAATATTCTTTCCCATTGGAATCCTGCACGGGTTCTATCTCTGGTTCTAACCATGAACTGGCCCTTTCCACCGTTTCCCAACCCGCTGGACAAGCCGGGGCAACTTCCCCGTCCTGCACCCTTCCAACCATCAGACGCGGATGAACCCGCACCATTTATCAGGAGCGTTTAAATGAAAAAGTTTGAGATTGAATATCGCCGCACCAGTTTTGTCGTGGTACATGTCGAGGCCGAAACAAAAGAAAAGGCAGAAGACATGGCATGGGATCAACTTGAAAAAGACCATTACACCGACAACGCCGAATGGGAGGTTGAAACCATCACCCAGGTTGAATAAAGAAAGGGGGCCATGAGCCCCCTTCCTGTTTGTCCCGTCGGCGGAAAGCGAATAAAACGCCCGACAAACTGATGCGGTTATTTTTAACGGGCCACTCGCACCTTACGCCCGGACGGCCTGCACCCGTCAGAATGCGTCCAAGTTTTCCGTGTAAACCCCTGCTGTTTTGTTGTACAGCAAGCTGGTCTCACCCTGAGACCCTATCCACCTGTAGCGGCACTTCCAGACCGCTATCTCGACAACTGCGCCCTGCCCCCTGTGGACAGTCACGCCGCAGTCTGTCTTTGCCCACCACGCCATTGACCCGCTGATGCTCATGCCATCTGGGCGGGGCTGATCATTCCCTGATCGCGTCATCTTGGCTGGATGCGCCACGAACCAGCAATGGACTTCGTGCGCCATGCAAAACTTCCTCACCTTCGTCAGCATGTTGCTGATCGCCTCAGTCTCAGCTACGTCCTTGCGGCTCATGTCAATGTAGTTGTACGGGTCAATCACCATGCCCCGAACCCCCATTCGTTTGACCGATGCCCTGGCCCGATCAAGGATCGAGTCCAGCGTGCTTGGCTCTTCCCCGTTTGTGTCCATGAAGATGAAGTGATCATTGACCCATTTAAACGCGGCATCCTTGGTCTGCGCATTCATCCTGTCGCGGCCATCGTGGAAACGCATGCCCGTGTAGATTTCCATGAGCCTGACAATGTGGGTCTCGGGCTGGTTCTCAAACGAGCAGACCACAAACTTCCAATCGTTTTTCCGGGCGAGGTTGACCATCAACTGATCCACGAAATTGGACTTGCCCGATGACGGGTAGCCGGTGACGACCGTCAACTGTCCAGGCCCGACCGTGTAGATTTCATCGAGGGACGGGTAGCCGGTGCTGACCCCGCGCCCGTTGCCTTTGACGTAGAGGTCTTCGATAGACTGTTTAAACTTGCCTGCCTCGCTGATGCCGCTGATCGGATACGGCTCGGCGGCATTGATGACCGTAGCTACCTGAGAGGGGTGATCAAGCAAAACTTCGTTCAGGTCTTTTTTGTCAAACCTTGCGACCCTGCATTTTTCCTTCCCGATGCGTCTTGCAAGTTCTTCTGCGAGGGCCTGCCCGGGCGTGTCTTGGTCTGTGGCAAGCACAACGTATGGGGCTGCGTCGAGTATGTCTCGGGCGTTCCAAACATAGGCAAAGCGTTTATCTTCTGACGGCAGAACCTTCCCGTCGGCCACCTTGATTGGAGCGCCTGCGGGCACGCTGAGTACGTTGTTTAAACCTGCCTCCATCGCTGACAGGCAATCCATCTCACCTTCAACGATGATGATTGGCTGGCCCTTTTCAATGTGTTCCAGGCCAAAGAAATCATGAGCCCCGCCGCCTTCTTGGGTGAAGTCCTTCTCTTCAATGGATCGGTACTTGGCTGCGACCAATGCCCCGTTCCTGAAGTATGGGAAACCGATTGATTCGGTGGCCCTGCCAAGCTTGGCAAACCACTTGTTCGCCGAAAACAGCTTCGCTCTTTCTGCGGTCTGACGACTGATGCCTCTACTCTCCAAGTAAGCGTAGTGCCTGTCCTGTAGCACTTCGCTTGTGATCACTGGGTTTGGTACGGCTGACAATTTTCTCTCCTGTTTTTGAAGTTGCACCGATCCCTCTGCGGCGCAATGATGGCAGTGATAGAGCACCGCCCCGTCTGGCTTACGGGTCAGCGTCATGTCTTTGATGTTTTTTTTCTTGCGCTCTGGCAAGCAGAACGGGCATACGACCCGTGCGGTGTTGTCGAAATACTGCTGACGCAGAAGTTCTTCAATCATTTCTGGCTGCCGTCAGACTTCCGTTTAAACGATCTGTTGGCGCTGGCGGACTTGACTCGCAGATTGCTGCGGGTGGTTTTGCCGCCTTTCCCGAGAGGGGTGATGTGATCTACGTCTTTGCCATCACCCTTGGTGACGACTCCCTCTCTCTCCAACATTCGACGGGCTTTGTTTCTCTGCGCCCGTTTCTTTTTGACTGCGGGTGTCCCGTCATAGTTCTGATATTCGGCTTTATAGTCGCGCATGGTGTTGCTCCTGCTAAAGGTGGGGTACTCCAGACTGTTCCTTACCTACCTGACATTCCATGGATGTATGGCACGGCGCGGAGGTGCGTGAGGTGATCAACGCTCAGGCTAGTGTCTGTTTCCCCCGTCATCTGACATTGTTGATTCAATGATGCCGATCATCAGACTGAGCATCGTGACTTCGTCCATGTCGAACGTGGCAAGGCTGATCTTGCCATCGCGCAGGGTCACAACGAACCCCGCAGCATCACCATTCTTCATGTCGATGTAAGCTTTACCGATCAGGTTTAACGACTTCTCCCGGTCGATAACCAGTGTGTCATCTTTGTCCATCGGGCCTCCGTTTAAATTGGATACCCGAGAAGGGTGACCACAATTGAGTTTAACGAACTCATGACTTGCCATCAATCAGGAAAGACGCGAACATGTGAGCCATGGCGGTGATTTCTTGCGCCGACATGGCATCACCGTACCCCATGTGCGTCTTGGCTATCTCACATGCCTCATTGAGTGCCACCACCCTCATGTGCTGCGTCTTCTCCAGCCATTCTTCTCGCTCCTTCATCGCCGTGGCATCGGTCTGCGGGACTGTGTATGTGCCTTCAAAAACTGCCCGATCTATCGCCGCCGCACTTATCGCCGTATTCACCGTATTCCAATTCTCACGCCGCGCTTGCCGCGCAGCCTCAGATATCTTCTTCTCTACCATCTTTGCCGTCTCTTCTACGATACCCATCGCTTTCTCCTGTTGTTAAAACACTTTCAAAGTTGCCTGAGACGGGTGACCTAACCTCATACCTTCCACAACCCATGCACCGCCACGCCGTCCTGTTCTTCGTCAGTTCACTCTGACTTATCACTCCACCACACTTACACATCCTCATATCCCTGTATTCCCCCTATGCTCTTTGGTGGATGTTGGAGCAAAGCACAGCCTTACCGTGGTCACAACCAAGGATCGCTCTGTGCTTATGCTCTTCGGAGCCATGTCCTCGCATCACACTACCCCAGACTTGTTTCAACCACCGCGCTCTAGGGTTCGCCCACGCTCCCCGCTTTGGCTTGCTCGTGTAGCGGGGTTAAATCAAGCGCCACCACCGACGTACCGCATGGCGCTTATGCTGGGAGTGAAACGGGCAAGAAAAAGCCGCTAGAACAGACCCCGGTGAGAAACCATCCTTTTGTGAAGGCGGCACCCCTGTCGGGGTCGGAGTCTGATCTAGCGGCTCGATCCTGCTGGTTTCTCACGCCAAGCAGTGAATGAACTTTACCGGAACATTGATGACCCTGTCAAGGGGTCAACAAAGATTTTTTTCAGGCAGTGCAGGTGACCACACGGCCATTGGCTGTGATGGCGTGGGTGGTGCATTGAGCCCAGGCGCTGGTGGCCAGGGCAATGCTCAATGTGGCAAGGATACGTTTGGCCATATCTTGTGGGGCGTTGGTAGCCGGTGCTGATCTCCGGCATCCCCAGCCTCGAAAGACAAGGGTTGACTACTCAAGCACCAAGATGTCGTTAAGGGACTTGCCAACGCAAAGCGCCGAGCATCCGAGTGTCTTTGGTTTTGCGTATCAGCCTACGCATTCACCAACACGGCTGGGGACTGAGCTACTACCCTACTCGCGCATGCGCTTTCAGAGCTTCACCCAATCCCCATGCGTCTTGGTTGTTGTTATCCTCCGCGACCCGGAGGATAACAACCTGCGAAAGGTTTGTCAAGTTGTATGTTTAAACATGTACATTCTCCACAGGAGGGCGTAACGGGTGTAACGGGTGTAACGGGTATCAGGGGTATACTGACGGCGCGGGTCGTCTCCACCCGCCTGCTTTACGCAGTTGCCTCTCTCTTGCCCCGCCCCGTGCGGGGCTTTTTTTCTGGGGCGATGGCAGGAATGCATTCCACGATGATCTCTGTCCGGGGCTTGTCTGGGTCAAGATTCCAATAGATGTGCTTTTCTTTGACCTGCCGGTCGTTCTCATAGATCAGGCCCTGCATCAGGTCAAGGATCAAAGACTCATCCAAGTCTGGCCTGCGTGAGGCGTAGTGAATCCACATGGTCACCCTCAAATCACCCTTCATCAGCACCGCCAGGGGCGAGCATTGCTGTTTAAACGCCTCTGAGTAGGACAAAGCCTTCGACGACTTGATCAATCGGCTGACGTTGCCAAAGCGCACGATCTTGCGGCTGTTCGCCTTGGACGCAGGCTCACCAAAAATAATTTGTGATATCGCTTGCAAACCTTCTTTGCTTGCACTATGATCCTCGCTCACTGACATTTTTACCCCCTGGAGACCCATGAAAGTTACGAACGTTCACAATGTACCACAGCCCCTTGTCACTCTGGCTGAAGGCAAATACTACAGCAAGGGCAAGGCCGACTACAGCGTCACTGAACTCATGTCTCCGCCCAGGGTGCAGCGCCTGAGGGCGCAGCATGACGACGACATGGTGCAGGATGTATCTGACATGCTATGGCCACTCCTGGGCTCTGCGCTGCATGTCGTGATGGAGAGGGGGGAGACATCAGGCTGGGTCTCAGAAGAGCGTTTATTCACTGAGGTGGATGGGGTGACGGTCTCCGGGGCGATTGACCTTCAGGAGCGTACGCCGAGAGGGGTGATCATCGTTGACTACAAGTTCACCTCTGCCTGGGCCGTCATGAACACCAAGATTGAGTGGGAGCAGCAACTCAACGTGTACAAGTGGCTGGTTGAGCGGGTCAAGAAGACCCCGGTGGTGGGGCTTCGCATCTGTTCCCTGATCAGGGACTTCAGCCGCCATGAGACCAAAGAGGGCTACCCCAAGGCCCCGATACATATGGTTGAAATCCCGATGTGGGACGCAGTTAAGGCCGAGGCGTACGTGCGGGAGCGTCTTGAGATGCACCGCAACTCCAAGCTGGCCGCAGATTTTGGTGAGACGCTGCCTGAGTGCTCGCCAGAAGAACGGTGGATGTCTGAGACGACATACGCCGTTAAACGTGACGGGCGCAAGACTGCGATCCGTGTTTTCAAAACCATAGAGGAAGCCAAAGAGTTGGCAGAAAAGGAGAAAGGCTATGTCGAGACGCGGCTTGGAGAGCCAAAGCGTTGCACCGGCAACTACTGCGGGGCGGCCCAGTGGTGCGACCAGTATCAGATGGAACTCATCGCCCAACCATTTAGCAACACAAGCAATTAAAGGTGGGGCAAATGAAAGATAGGATCGCCGCACAGTTTGAAGCATTTCACACCGATCACCCGTGGGTTTATAGCCGACTTAAAGAATTGGCTTTGGACATTAAAAGAACGGGCCGCAACCATTACGGCATGAAGGCGTTGTTTGAGGTGCTGCGCTTTGAACATGCAATAGCGACAAACAAATCTGATGGCCTCAAGTTAAACAACAACTACACCGCCTTGTATGCCCGTAAGTTGGGGCAGGAGGCGCCTGAGTTGGAGAACTTCTTTAAGTACCGAGAACGCAGAGCACGCTGGACAAGTGGTCAGGTGACTTACCCCGGTGATGCCATATCACGAGAGGTAGACGCATGGGATAGAAACGTTTAAATACAAAAACTTTTGCAACCAAACCAATGATTGGAGAACCGCATGACGCCGAGTGAGTTACTCAAGGTCAACGTCAACGACCACGTTGAGAAGAAGCAGGGCCTGTCATACCTTTCCTGGGCCTGGGCCTGGGCAGAGGCTTTGAAGGCAGACCCAATGGCAACCTTTCAAATCCAGATGTTTGAAGGCCAGCCATACCTGCGCATCAACGACACGGCCATGGTCATGGTTACTGTGACTATGTTCAACAAGCCGATCACCTGCTTCTTGCCGGTGATGAACGGGGCCAACAAGCCCATCACGTTCGACGGCAGGAAGATACAGACCCGCAACGGTGAGATCATCGAGAAGATTGACAGCTTCAACGTGAACACCGCGCTGATGCGCTGCCTGACCAAGGGTCTGGCGCTGCACGGATTGGGTCTGTACATCTATGCCGGTGAAGACCTGCCAGAGGCTGAACCCGTCAAGGTCATGCCCGTGGATCAAAGCACCGGAGAGATCAAGGCTGAAGTCAAGATGGACACCGGCAGCGACGAAGCAAACGCCAAGCTGTTCGCTGAAGGAATGATCAAGTACTCAAGCTTGGTCAAAGACCTGAAGGATTTAAACAGCTACTGGAAGGCCAACCAAGGCCAACTGGACAAGCTGAAGACCAGCCACCCTGAACTCTATGAGAACGTTCGCAACACCTTCGCCCACATCAAACTTTCATTTCAACCCAAGGAGTAATCATGTCTGAATACAAACCCTATCCCGATTCCGGTTCCCTGCGTGCAAGCCAGACCAAAAAGGGGAACAAGTCCCCCGACTACTGGGGCAACGTGGCCATCAACCTGAAAGACTTGACCAACATCCAGACCGTGGATGGCCTGACTGTGGTCAAGCTTAGTGGCTGGAAGAAGCAAGACAAGCAGGGCAAGACGTACCTGTCACTTGCTGTTGACCGCTTTGTTCCCCAGCAGCAGAGTGCCCCCGTCCGTCAAGATGACGGCCTGGATGATGGTTCTGATGTCCCGTTTTAATTAAAAAGGAGAAGAGAGATGCGTACCCGTTCAACCCCGTCCCGTGTTAAAGAGTTGTCCCGCTGGATCACCAAGAACCGCAAGGCCACAGTCCATGACTTTGTCAGGGAAACCGGCGGCAGGCCAACTCAGTACTATCACATCCGCGCCAACCTTGGTCTTGCCAAAAAGAACCCGACTCTGTCTGACGCCATGAAAAAGGCCAGTCAGCGCCGCAAGGAAAAGACTCCAGCCGCCAAGCCGGTCGATCTTGAAGCCATGCGAAAGGACAACGAAGAGTTCCTGGCAGGCAAGCCCCAACCGAAGCAGGAAGTGGTCGTTGAGGGCAACACCCCTGACTTCATCTGGTACGAAATGGACTTGATGCAGCGCCGTCTCGGTGATGTGTCTACCCGTTTAAACCATGTGATGAAGGTGGCCCATGCCCGCGACGCAGACCAGAAGAAGATGATGCGTGACCTCATCAATGAGAACACCACTCTGCGAGTTGAGAACAACAACCTCAAGCATCAGGTGTCTGAGTTGACGGAGATGATTAATGGCACTCCAGTTTGAGGCCAGGAAGGTAGCGATGAAGCAAGACCGGACAGGTTTTGTTTTAACGCTATCTATCCACCCCGACGACTTGCCAGAGGAACTGATCCGTGACTTTGTCGGGGCAAGATATGCCTGCGCCATTGTCCGGATTCAGGATGATGAGTCTCCAACCGCGTACGTCAACCGAGTTCAAAAGGCGGGGATGCTTTGCCGCAATCCCGCTTTCCAAGAGTTCGTGGCTGCGCGGCTGGTTGGCCACTCTGTCAATGAGGATCAAACCGCAGCCGCCCTGTGCAAGCAGTGCGGTATCACATCTCGATCAGAACTCAACGGCAACACCAAGGCTCAAGAAATGTTTGACGCCATCGTCCTTGATTTTGAAAACTGGAGCACAGATGCCGATTCCTTCTAACAACTACAAGCCTTTCTTGACGTACTTGGAGCCGAAAGAGTACATCAAGCTTAAAAGGTTTGCCGCCAAGAACAAGATGCCAATGACTCAGCTTGTTCGGGAAGCGGTGACGGCCCGAATCGCAGGCGGCAACGCCTACGTGGATGGGTTCAATGACGGGCTTCAGACGGCCATAGACGCCGTCAACGCAATGAAACACGCGCAGATGAGGTTCCCGTCAGGGAAGTCCTTTGCTGAACTGGTAACAGACGACCTGATCGTTCGTCGCATGAAGGAGGCCGACAGTGAATCTGAAGGGTCAAAGGAACCAGTGCCGGGGGTGTGATCAATACTTCAACAGCAATAAAGCCTTTGACAAGCACAGGAGGGGGCAGCCCGGACATGACCGGCGGTGCCTCACCCCCGAAGAAATGCTTGCAAAGGGAATGAGTTTAAACATCTATGGTTTTTGGGTCACCATGGCCATGGCTGATAAAGCGGCCAAAGTTTTAAAAGGAGATAGAGATGGAGAGTAGGCGTACAGACCCCTGGATTCCTGTGGGTCACCCTGATTTCAAATGGACATCAGGTGCGGATGTGCAAGCCACATGGCGCAAGTACGGGTGGGTGCCGCCCAGTGAGACACGCCCACCTATTGTGTTGGAGAACAAAGAGCCAGCGTGGGTGGCGATGAGGCGGGTCAAATGAAGGCCATACTTGAGTTCACTTACCCCGAGGATGAGGATAAGCTGCGTCATGCCATGCACGGTGACACTGCCATCTACGCCCTCGATGACATGCGGCAGATGATCCACTCATGGGAAAAGCACGATGGAGCCAATCCAGGCGCTATGGTCGAGCGGCTCAAGCTGCGGGTGGTGGATGCGTTAACAGCCTGCGGGGAGGTGTGATGAACGACCCGTTTGACTGGAAAAACTACACCCCAAAAATCAGTATGCGTGACTTGGAGAAGGCACGGCGCAACTCATACCAGATGACCCGCCATGTAAACGAGCAACGCAAGAAGGGTATTGAGCCAAGCGCCCCGTACAGCGACCGCACAGCACCATACCTGAGCGCAGAGCCCAAAGACATGGTGGTCGAGATGCCGGTTATGCCGGTACACAAGAAGACATTGGAGCGACACGCAAGGGAGAAGAAATGACCCTCATTGAAGCCGCAAAGCAGGCGCTGGAGGCGCTGTATATGGCAAATACTCGTGAGTGGCCTGAAAACAAAATTGGCGCGGCCATAAACGCGTTGAGCGCCACCATCGAGCAGGCTGAGAAGCAAGAGCCGGTGGCGCGGCTTGGCTTAGAACCAAGCGACATGCCTGATGGCGATGACCCCATGTATGACCATGATTTCTTCATTAAGGGCATGGTGTGGGCCGATGCCATGCTGTGTAAAAAGAACGCCATTCCACCCGCAGCACAGTGGGTCGGGCTGACGGAGAAAGACTTCTCGGCGATTAACCAATCCTGCCTGACCAAACTTCAGGCCGCGACAAGCGCCGAGTCAATCCTCAAGGAGAAAAATCATGGCTAAAGACACAGGAGGGTACGCCTTCCCGCACACCAACCATCACGGACACAAACTAGAAGGCATGACGCTGCGCGACTACTTCGCGGCGAAAGCGATGCAGGGGTTTATCCCTGACGGTGGCACGAACGTGCAAGAGATTGCTCAGGCGGCGTACATCGTGGCTGATGCCATGCTCAAGACAAGGGGGCAAGCATGACCAAAGATGACGACGACACCATGTGCTACCGTTCAGAGCTTGAGGCGGCGGTGAAAGCGGCCGTTGAAGCCGAGCGCGAGGCGTGTGCGAAGGTGGCCGAAAACAGAATGCTGTTGGACGCATCTGCAAAAGAAAACGTGGCACACCATACTGCCTGCAAGAACATTGCCGCTGATATCCGAGCAAGGGGGCAAGCATGAAGAGAATTCTTTGCTGGATTTTTGGACACCGCAACACCATCAGTTGCGTGGTTGATGGGAAAGTTACGCACGACAGGTGCGAACGATGCGGCGCTGATCTGCCCATTGCATACCCGCACCATCGAGCAAGGGGGCAAGTATGACTGAAGACGTAGCCAAGATGGCACGGGAGGCTGGGGTTCTGACGGGGTATAACTCTGATCTGTTTAAACGCTTTGCAGCCATCGTTGCTGCACGATGCGCTGAGATCGCTTACGAAGCCGAGCCGTTTCATTCTGCGGACCTGATCCGCAAAGCCTTTGGAGTGGAGGAATGAATCACTGGGAATACGCCATCTTCACTGCCGTGTTCATCATGGTCTGTTACATGTTTGCTGAGTCCCTGTTCTGGTGGCTCAGTTTTTACTGAACGTGGATGTGTTGAATGACCCAGAACAGTCAATACGACATCAGCCGCACCAGACGGATGCTGGCTGCATCGCTTCGCATGAAGGGGTTTAGCTACAACAAGATTGGCAAAATCTTTGGCATAAGCCATGAACGCGCCAGACAGATTATTTGGAAACACGATCAAGAGGCTCTTGAAGCCATTAGGGCTGAAAACCGAACAGCAAACAGTCCGTTATTTAAACATGAGCTTATTGCGCTTCAAAAAGTTCAGGACTGGTTACATTTTTTAACGGAGACACCAAAATGATTGACTTCATCTCAACCCACCCAAACGCTGACTCTCAGACTATTGCCTGCGCCAGATTGCTGGCCGCCGTCATTGCTCAAGCCATTGAAGACGCCTCAAACAAGGACGGTCGGTCTGGCGATGCCTCATCCGCCACGGCCTGGATTTTTGAAGAAGGCAGCGCCTTTGAGCAATATGCCAACCTGATTGGCGCTAACCCAAAAGCTTTGCGGGCGGCTCTTATTGCGCCATCAGAACCGGGTCAGTTCACCCCCAAGAACAGCCGGTTCGACGAAAGCAAACGCCGGACATTGCGTTTAAACCATATCCAATGGCTCAAGCGGAAAGAGTTGGCCAGACAAATGGCAGATAAACAATGATGTACCGCAGCAAGAAACTGCTGGAGGCTGTGCGGGAGGCACCCTGTATGCACTGCGGGGCTCAGGATGGAACCATCTGCGCGGCCCATTCCAACCAGTTGCGGGACGGAAAAGGCAGAAGCCTGAAGGCCCACGACTACAGGATAGCGGCCTTGTGCCACCTCTGCCACTTCCAGATTGACCAAGGTTTCCTGTGGAACAAGGAACAGAAGCGCGACATCTGGGATGAGGCCCATCGAAAAACCATTGGCTGGCTCTTCGATCAGGGCATCATTTCAATTCGCTGACGGCCTTCTTGACTGACTTGATGTTGGCGGTCAGGTTGTTTTCCATCCTGCCCAGGTCAACCAACAGGTCGCGCTTTTCATCAGATTCCATGTCAGAAGAGTTGATCGTGCGGCGCATCTCACGCAAGTCTTTCATGCTCTTCTCGATGTCTCTGACGTAGTCTTTGACCGCAAGAAGACCAATGTTGTCTTCAAGGTACTTGGAAAACTCTTCTGGTCTGGCGGTCTTCTCCAGCAGGCTCATGGTTCTGACGACAGTATCCACCGACCGCTGCAACTCATAGAACTGCGTGACGGAGCCCCGGGCCTCTGGGTCAAGGGCGAACCGTTTAACCACCGGCAACTGCTCAAACCGCAGGGATGCCTTGGGCACATCTGAAAACTCACTGGAGACGGCGTCGATCACATCTGTGACGTAGCCGCCAATCGTTCCCGTGTAGCCCTTGATAAGTTGATCCACCTTCAGCGGCGACAGGTTCAGCAGCCCACCAATGTACTCGGCGGTCTTTGATGTGCCGGGGCCGACTTGGAATCTGGCCTCAACCTCTTGCATACCCTGCCCGACGATAGGCCGCATGGTGAAGAAGTTGAAGTTCGTCGCCACCTCAACGATTGGTTTAAACGTTTGAGGGATTGGGTTGAAGGCGAATGTGTTGGCCAGAGCCCGCAGGGTGGACATGCCAAGGTCTTTGCCGGTGTCGTTGCCCATGAAATAAGCAATGATCCGTTCAGGCATGGTCTTGAACAGGGTTCCAACCTCAAATGGGATGGGCACCCGGATGCCAACACTGGTGAAAATCCAGTTGTTGTCTTTGGTTTCCTCTTCCTGCTTCTGGTATTCCTCATCATCAGCCACGGACAGGTAGTACATGGACGACAGAGCCGCCATGGTCATGCCCCGAATCCAGAACCGGCGCTTGATTTCCTTTGCATCCTGGGTATTCATCTGGCCTGCCGAAGCCCGATAGAACAAGTCCAGACCCTGCAACCGGGCGTTGAAGAACGGGATCGCTGCGGTGGCGATGCGGATCAGGACGTTATTGCCCTTGCGGCTGAAGTTCATCACCTCCATGGCCCGGGAAATCGCTTCCGCCTCGTTGCCGGTCTCTTTCATGACCCGCTCATACACCGCCATGCGCGTAGCAGCGTCCGACGCGGTGGTACCCTTCTCCAACCCTTCCCACAGGGATTTAAACGGCCTGAGCAAGATGGCGTCTTTACCTGCCTTCTTGTTCAGGTCTGAACTAAGGGTTTCCCCTGACTGCTCAATGTTCTGGCTGAACTCATACCCGCCGACGACCCCGGCGTTGAACAGGGCCTGAAGGTTCTTGTCCTTTGCGGACAGGGCCTTGCCAAAGTTGACCATGGTGCCAACGATGGGGGTAATCTTCTGGCCGCTTGTGACGTACGACGACAGGGAGTCGCGCAGCAGGTTGGCCATCATGAAGCCCGGGTCCTTGGTCACCAAGTTCCTCAAGACATTGGCAGGCCCAGACAACAGCCCCATGAAGGGCAGGTCAGGCATGTTTAAGCTCTTCAGTGCATCGATAAACAGTTGATCTGACGAGCGGTAGTACACCACCTGGCCGTTTTCCAGTTGCGTGTAAACATCTATGCCGGTAGCCGGTCCAGGCAGGCGCTCCGTCTCGTTGATCTCCAGCGCCACCTTGGTGGCCCTCTGGGCCGCGATGTTCTTCATCCCGGAGTTGATCATGGACTGGGTGTTCCTGACCATGGTCTCCAGGAAATCAGCCAGAGGGGCTTCTCCACCCTTGAGTTCTTTTGGCCCCCTGACGCCAGAGATTCCACCAAACGGGTTCGGCCCGATGGTTTTGTCCAAATCCAACTGGCGATAGAACGGGATGTAGTCAGCGTACTGCGTGTAAACCTGCGCCCGCTCGCGGCTTAGAACGCCGGTCTGGACCGCGAAGTTCACGATGCCGTTGTTAAACGCGATCAGGTCTTTCTGAACCTGAACAAACTCAGGGTGCTGGGCCTCAATCTCTTGGGCCAACTTGGCGTCTTTAGCGTTGTACAGCCGTTCTTTGCCTTCATCCAGCAGACGGCGACCGCGCTTCCAGCCAGCCCAGAACTGATACCGCTGGTAGACCTCTGGGTCACCGTACTTCGCAAGAGGAGCCAGAGCTTCTGTCAGGCCCTTGACGCTGGTGTCGATGGTGGTGAAGCCGTTACGGTAGACAGGAACCCCGCCTTGGCGGTCTCCAATGCCCATGGCGGATGCTGCAACACCCGCTGATACATCAGACTGAAGGGCGGCAAACTCTGCGCTCTGGTCAGCCAGAAGTTCAGGGCCGCCAGCCAGACGAATCTTTTCCCGCATCCTTTGGTCAAACTTGGCCAGAGAGTCATAGCGGTTGATGAACATCTGACGCAGGCTGGTGTAGTCATTCTTGAACCCACCAATGACTCGTTCTTTAAAGCCCAACTCAACCCGGCCCGGGGCAACTTGTTTGATCCGGTCGTTGGCCGCTTTGGACAGAGTGGGCAGGCTGAACTTGATCTCACTCTCCATGCGAGTGAACTTCTCCCGCGCCCTCTCCCGGTTGTCATAGGACAGTGGCTCAATAACAGTAGCCAACAAAAACGAACTGACCGAGTCATCGTACTGCGCATTGATAAATTTGTGCGCTATGGGCTCTGCAACCTCGGCTTCTATGTCAATGTAGATTGGGACTCTGCGATACCCTGCCTCATGAAGGGCAAGCATTCTGTGCCGACCCTCATGGCTTGTGATCTTCCATTCCCCGTTTCGCTCGACAACACTCAGGTACAAAGGCTGACTTTCTTTTTTAAGCCTTTCAGTATCCAGTGGCTCTTGCTCTTTGCGCAGACGGTCCAGCGTTTCTGGCGATGCCGTGGCTTTAACAAAGTCCATCGGGTCAACGAACGCAAGATACCCCTTGGTCTTTTTCTTAGCCGAGCTTTGTGTGTACATGGACTCGTTGTACAGGCGGTCAAACCGCTCTGGCGTGTAGCGAACCTTGCTCAGGCTGTACCTGACATCCTTGGTCTCAAGGTTAAACTGGCCGTCGTTGCCCGTGATGGACTTGACCTGCTGCGGTTTAAACACAGCGTAAGACATGGGGGCGGTGCGGTTGCGGCGAACCACATAGCCATCAAAGCCAAGCTTGCGAATCGTCCGCATGATGTCTGGGCGCTCAACCACCTTGGGGAAACCCTGCGCCAAGATGCCTTTCAGGCCATCAAGGATGTTCTCAACATTGACGGTGGGTGCGCCGCCAATCTGCTTGTTTATCTGCTTGGCTACGTCACCAATCTGGCGGTCCATCGTCTCCGTGTAGTCATAGGCATCCATGACCTGCTGGACATGCTCTTTGTTCCTGAAGTCGAACGGCGTCATGGCGCGGGCGTACAGCGGCATGATCTTCATCCGCTCAGGAGACAGTGACAACAGAACGTCATCCATCTCTTTCTTGATGAGGTTGTAGCTGTCAAAGTCAGGAATGTTGCGCGTTGCATCGCGCATGAACTTCTCACCCTGAGCCTTGGTGATCCTGTCCTTTGACACAGCCTCATCGACCGCCTGCTGGAAAAATGGCAGCTTTTCGTCCTTGTTCAGGGCCTTGTAAACCCTCTCACGCAGACGATCCTCTGCCATGCGGCCCCACTTGGCTGACTCTTCTGCGGTGTCAGACAGGTAAATGACCCCGTCATTGAACTCAAAGAAGTTGGATGTGGTGGCGTGGAAGAACTTCTTGGCTTTGCCGTCTTCGTCAACCCACTGGCTTCCGGCGATGTACTGTTTAAACTCAGGTGTGTCGGGAACCTTGACGGCCTCTGCGGCTTCCTGAGCCTCTTTGGCAGTTGGGAATGCTACGCCCCGCAGGCTGTACCGCACATCCGGTGACTCAAGGCTGTAGGTGCCAACGTTGCCGGTGGCTGACTTGACCTGATTGGGCTGATAGACGGCAAGGTTCTTGCGCCCATGCTCTTTGACGTAAAAAGAATCAAAGCCAGCATTCTGGATGGCGTCTTGGAAATCTGCGTTCTCAATGGACTCCCAGCTACCGGAGCGAATGTCTGCGGGGTCATAGGCGTCTTCAGTTAACTCAGCCAAGACCTTGCGAATATGGCCGGGGTTCTCGTAGTCAAACGGACGCTCTGCCCGCACGTACATGGGCATGATGTGCGGGCCGGTTGGAAGAAGATTGATGAATTCCTTTTGGATGTATTCCCGTGCCTCAGGGGTGGCATCTTTAAGGTCGCCCGTCTTCAGGCTTTCAATCATCTCTTTTCCAAGAGAGTCCTTGCCGTAATCCTTTTTAATTGCAGAGATGGCCCTCTTCACCCCGCCATCGATCTGCTCTTTGGACAGATACTTTTCGGGATTGCGAGCCACGCTTTCATAGCTGTCGGCGGCAAAACGGGTGGCAAACTCCGGGTCGTCCGTCAGGAAGATTGGTGCGCCACGCTCAGTCTTGCGGGTGAAGTCTGTGGTGTCTTTTGCCAGCCCGTGGTACATGACCATCGGCGTACCGTCTTTGTTGACGATCTTGCTGTCACCAAGCCAGCGTTTAAATTCAGGGCTGGTGGGTGCCTTCAGGCTGAGTTTTGCTGCTTTGCCGGAAGGCTTTTCTTCGACGGCAGGCTCTGGTCGAGCTTTTTCAGCGCGTTGTACCTCTCGTCCGGCGACAGCCCCAGCGTCAGATTTTCGACCGAAGACCACAGACGGTCCTGCTCGTCCATCACCCTCACTGGCCTGCGCGATGATTGCCTCTTCGTATCCAATGTCATCTGCTTTTACCCCGCTCAGTTTTGCGTACAAGCGTTTCTCATAGTACCAGAGAGCAGCCTGAATGTCTGCCAACGTCAGATCAACGCCGCTCTTGCGCAGCTTGGCCTGCGCGTTACGGGCTGCCTTGTACATAAATGCGCGGTCAGAGGCTGTGAATGGGGCCTCTTCCAGCATTTCGTACTCATTCTTGTAGATGGTGTTGGCCATCTTTTCAAGATTGTGGTCAAACAAAAGCTGCTCGTATGCATCGCCTGCGGCAGTCTCTGCTTGTTTAAACCATTCAGGCTTTGCCGCCTTGGTGCTGGGCTCCTTGCCACCAGCCAAGTATTCAAGTTCAGTGGTGAACCCAAAGTCTTTGTACTTGTTCCGCAACGGGATTGAGGCCGCCACGACTTCATCGCGGCTTGCACTCGGTTGATCCATCATGTCGCGGAACTTGTTAATCGACGCCGTCGTGGCTTTGGGGATCAACAAACCACGCATCCGATTGATGGATCGAGTCCACCACAAGTCCATGGTCAGGTAGCCTTCTGAGCCGGACAGGTTGGCGTAGAACGCTCCAAGCTTGGGGCCGAAGTAAATGGCTGCGCGGGGGACGACCGTGTCAGCCAGATAGCTGCCGTCAGACTTCTCACCCATTTCACGCAGACGGGCGTTCATGTCTTTGACTGTGATCTCTTCCAAGAGATGCTTTTCAAAGTCTGTGTTGTGGTCTTCCAGCAGACGCTCGATGCTGCGCAAATTGTTTTCCAGGGCGGTGGCCCGACGGTTGCCCATCGCAACCATGGGTTTGCCGTCGCGGAGTTTGGAGTACAACTCAACCGCGTTTGAAATGTTCTTGGTTACCTTTTCGCCGTTGGATGTAACGGCCACGATGGCCGAAAACACCGAGCGGGCGTGTTGGTTATCAGCCAACTCAGGGAACCTTGCCTGCAAGCGTTTAACCGCGTTGGGGTAGTTGTTGGAGTACCAACCCAGCCCAGTGCCGGTCTTGGCCGTCGTGCCCAATTGGTAAGACACTTCATCAGCTATCGCATCAGCAATCTTGACGACATCATCGTCGGTCAAGTTCTTACGATCCATCGCGCCATGCTTTTTCAACGTGTCGTTGTTCAGGGCACGGGCAATGTCGCGGACATTGTTGAATCTGCCGCGCTTGGCTTCAGTGTTTAAACCCAAAGCTTCACGAGCCGCATTGTCTTCGTCTTCTATGACAGAACGGGTAGACAGCGGGATGCGTTCCCGCGCAAGACTGAACTTCTCTTGGCCGTATGGAACATTTTCAAACTCTTTGAGTTTAGCCCGATAGGCAGGCAATACCTTGTCGTAAATGATCTTGTCTAGTTGTTTTTCTCCGTTTACACGCTCGGTGGACACGCCCAGTTCTTTCAGGCGCTTCTCGATGCCATCCTGAACTTTGGTCAGGTTTGTATCTGCCCTACCATTACCGGGGAGCCAGCGGTCTTCATCTCTTCTAAGCCGATTTGTTCTGGCACTCTTAACCAGACGATCCACGCCATCATTGATAACATCGTCTATCGTTTTTAGGCTGAGTTTTTCTTGAACCGCAGGCGTTGCTTCAGCGGCAGGTTTGAGGCGACCGCGCTCAATGCTTTGGAAGATGTCATCAGCAGACTGGAACCCTGCGCCACGCAGAGCCTGACCCAGGCTGGCGAAGAAGTTCTTGATCTTGCGGTAGAGGGCGGCAATCATGCCCGGGGGTGGCTTTGCCCCCTTGTCATAAGCACCAAAGGCGTCTGCGATTGATTCTTCAACCACCGCATCGGAGACGTACTGATCCAATTCTTTCCCAGTGAAACCCTTCTGCTCGCCCTCTTTGGTGAACAGATCGACATACGCGTCATAGCGCGACCGCTTGTCGTCGTACTTGGTTTCTTTGAGTTCTTTGATCCACTGCTTGTTTGCACGCTCTTCCAGCGCCTTCCATTGCTGGGGCGTGAAGAAACCCAAGTCCTTCATGGCGTGGAGGGACTCATGGCGCATGGTCTGGACGGGGGTTGCATCCTCCAGAGACACCCGGATCAGCTTGTCCAAGTAAGCCCCGCCAGCACCATTCTCAATCCGGTCAACGATGTTCAGGCCAACATCACCCAGGCCGAACTTGCGCATCTGGGGGACGAAGGTCTTGTAGAGTTCTTTGGCGGTTTCGCGTCGTTGCTGTGTCTGTTTAAACACATCTTCGCCAACCGTCTGCTGGACTACGGCCTCTGCTTCGCCCAAAGTTTTGAACGTGCCGACGGGCTTGTTGTCCGGCCCGAGGACGTTGAACTGCTCGTTTACACGCTCAATCTGCCCAAAAGGCATGACCGTAAGAGGCTTGGCCAACGACTCCGAGCGGTCGTACAAATCTTTAATTTTCTGCGCCGACTCATCCATCATGGTCGGCATTTGAGTTTTGAGCGACTGATACTCTTCGGTGTTGGTCTGCTCGGTGGCCTCTAGACGCTCCAGCTTGTCTCTGGCCTTTTGAACGTCAGCGTTTATCTTTGCTTCGTCCTGCAAGAGCTTGTTGCGCTCTTCGGCCCTGATCTTGGTCAAGGACTCAAGCTTGGCGGTGGCTTCCTCTTGGGTGTCCACCACAGACAGGGGCTCATCCCTGCCCTGAGCCATGATGCTGAAGCCCTGCGGCACAGTCTCCCGGCCAGTCTCTTCCCGGTTGATCTTGAAACCACCGGGCAAGACATCAGGGAACCGCTGGGCGAGTTCTTCTTCGGTGACGGCCACACGGGCCTCTTCCTCGCGGCGAATGGCCTCCCTGTCCGGGCCCCTAATCGCGGCGATGGGGGCAGAGCCCAGCAGCCCCAATAGGCCCTCTTGGGTGGCTTGACCGGCCACGCCCTCAAACAAAGGCACATCCCTGCCCTCGCGCTGAAGGGCAAGGTTTGCAGCCAGACGCTCTTGGCCACCCTGAATGGCTTCCGTGGGAACATCGACTGCGGCGGCTGTACCAATACGCCCCAGCATGGATTGGCTGGCTCTTGCTGCTGCGCCCGGGGTCAAAAGACGTTCTGCGCCGTACCTGCCTGCAACCAAACCGACGCCCGCACCCGTCAAAATCTGATCAATGTTCTGGCCCGTATATTCTTGCGCAGCGGCAGCCTTGACACGGGCCTCTTCTTCGCTTCGACCGTCCTCAATCTCTGCCCTGTAAACAGCATCGTAAATAGCGCCCTTGACGGCACCAGCGCCCTGTGCAGTGCCAATCACAGTTGGAGAGGCTTTAGCCACCGCATTGGCGGCCTGAACAGATCGTGCTCCAAGCCCAAGAGCCGCAGCGGCGGCGGGGCCAAAAAGCATCGTTGGCAAATACGGGGCGAAAGAACCAACAGCCTGAGCGGCAGACTGAAGTGGCGCTTCTGCGATGTTTTTGGCGGCAGCTTTAATCTCTTCCCAGGTGCTGCCAGTTGCTTCTGCCTGCCTTAAACGCTCTTGCTGGCGTTGTAGCTCCGCCTGACGCGCAGACGACATCCCAGCCTGAGACGACCGAGCAAGGTCTTCAAGTTTTTGAGACGCAACATTTCCCGCCCCAAAAACATCAGTGAGGGCTTGGGTGCTGCCATAAGCGCCCTGGGCAAACGACGCAGCAAGATCGCTTAGACTAAACCCTGCTGGCCCAGAAGACTGCGCCGCGCCGGGCTGCGCAGCAATCATTCGTTTAACCGTCGTCTGAATTACGCTTGGATCAGTGCCATCGGGGAATTCAAGGACGCGACCATCAGCAAGTTCGGCTCTGATCGTCATTTAAACCTCATTGAATTGGGTTGCCTTTTGAGTCAAACCGAATGACCTGACTTGCTGATCCTACACCAGTGGCTGATGGAGCGGCAAGTTTACCAAGGGCTTCAGATTCCAAAACATCTATCTTTTGCTGAAAACCAGCGCGTTCTTCTGGCGTTTTGGCCCTGTCGCGCTGCATGACCAACATGCCGTACATCGGGTTTTCTTTCCTAAACTTGCTCAACAATTCAGCACGTTTCAGGTCTCCAGCTTGTTCTGAACGGAATGAATACCCAGCAGCGCGGCTTGCCTTTTCCATGGCTTGATCAAAGGACAGCTTGGGGTCCTCTCTCATGTACCGCTCGGCGTATTTGATGAGGGCTGGCTGTGAATCAGCGCCTCTTGCCCGCATGATGTCCAACTCTTTCTTCTTCAAATCAAACATGCGGTCTTGCTGGCTAATCTGCTGCTTGAGCTTTTCCTGCTCCAGTTGACGCGTGCTGATGTTGTTGGCCAAGCTTGCTGCAAGCTGCATGTTGCCCTGCTCCAGAGCCGTCTCATACCGGGCGTTCTCCATCCGCAACTTCATGTAGTTGTCTTGGGCGGCCTGTTTAAGCTTATTGGTCTCTGCCATCGACTCAGAAATCAGCGGGGCGGCTTCAGCGGCAGACTCAAATGCCCCGGCAATACCAGAACGACGGCCCGGTTTAGCTGCGGCTTTAGCCATGCCGAAGCCAAACTTCATCATCGCCTCACCAATACTCCGAGCCTCAATTTCTTTGGATCGGTTCTTGGCGGCATCCAACTCTTCCTTGAACTGTTTGCGCTCAGGCTCAGACCTTGCGTTTAACTCTTCACGGATTTTCTTGGCCAGTTCCTGTGTCTCATCTTTTGGAAGCTGAACGTTCGCTGCCTCAGTGATGGTCCTGACTGCGGCGGCTGCGCTGCTTTGAGAGATGCTGCCGGATGCACGGGCAGGACGGCCCTCTTCCCGCCTTGCTTGTTGGCCTCGTGGTGCTTCTGGCGGCGCTGCTCGTGGTGCTTCTTGAGCGGCGCGGGGTGCGCTTGCTGGCGGCCTTTGAGCCATCACGCGCTCATATGTTTCCGGGGCTGACTGCCGCAGAAACCTCATCCTCGCCTCGTCCTCTTGGGCTGCTCGACGGGCTCGTTCATTCTCAATCCGAACCCTGTCCATTTCCATCGCCCCGGCAGCGCTTCCACCGAATTGAGGGTCTTGAACAAGGCTGTAGTTGTTGTCTTCTGTCGGGCCAGCAAAAGCCACGATGCCGCCAGAAGCCATTTCAGTGACTGCCTCTTGGGTCTCTTCAGGCAGGGTGTTAAACGCACTGCCAAGACCTGCGCGGAGAGATGCACGCTCGGCAATCTCGTCGTCGATCATTGCGACCTGTTCGCGGTCACCCCGATTCAGAGCGGCCAATTTGGACTGCTGCAACTGAACATCACTGAGTTTGTCCAGGGTGTTATCGACGAAGTAGTTGCTGGTTACGCTGCCGCCATCGGCATATTCATCTACCTGCCCGCCTTCGGCAAACATTTGGCCAAATCTGGCCATTCCGCCAAGACCAACACCCAGGCCAGCAATTTGACCCAGCATGCTGCCCGGTGGTTCATAAATCTGTTTGGTCGACTGCTGCCCCAGCGGCAAGCCACGGATCATGTCAGACATGAAGCCAAGCTGTTTATACGGGTAGTTCTGCTCGTTCAGGAAGTCCTGATACGCTTGGGTCAGACCCTGTTGCCGCAGTGCCTGTTGCTGTGCTCCCATCTGGGATTGCAGGCCAATAGTTTCTTTCTGCTGGCCAAACTCTTGTCCACCCAGAGCACCCAACTGACCCGCACCCTGAAGCGCAGTCTGAAAACCCTGCATACCGAGACCGGCCCCGAACTGGCGGGACTGCTCACGAAGCTGTTGTTCCCGGGCAAACTGCTGCTGCGCCTGATCAAAGGCTGACATATAGCCTCTGGCGCGGATGTCACCCTGCTGCATGCCCAGGTTGCGCTGACGCTCTGCCTCAACGATAGCCTGACGGCCACCGCCAAACGCTCCAGACCGAACCGCCTGCGCCTGATCAGCCATCCGCTGCATCTCAGATGAACGCTGGGCCTCCCGAAGCTGGGGCTCCATCGCCATTTCAACGAACGGGTTCATGTACTGAGCGGCTCGGCCAGCGGTGAACTGCCCCATGCGGAAGGGGTCGTACTGAGTGCCAAGGGCACCCAAAGACGCAGCCCCCGCTACACGGCCACCAAACTGGCCAAGCTGAGAAGGCCCCATCTGTCCAGCGGCTGCCTGAGCCTGCTCTTGGAGAGGGGAGAAGCCAGCGATACGCGGGGCACCGTATGCCTGATAAGGCCCAGCCGTCAGGGCTTTGGTCTTTTCCAGCGTCTCTTGTGCGTACGGCTTGGCCCAGTCTGGCAGGTCAGTGACTTGGGTTTGTGTTGACGGGGGAGAAGAACCGCCGCCGCCATAAATGATGCGCCCGCCTTCTTTGCGGGTAACGCTTTCGCCAAGGGGTTCGCCAAAGGCTTCAAGTTGTCTGCGAGAGTAGTTCATACTGACTCCGTGCTCAAAATTTTCGTGTACAGCTTATCTGTGTGCTTGTAGCCAAGGTACTCAAACAGCCGCGAATTGTCCAGATGAATTTTCGTGTGCATGATGATGCGGTGAACACCATCAGCGCGTAACGCCTCTTCCGCAAACTGAAACAACCTGATCCCGGTCCGCCCCAGTCGATGTTCTTTCCTCAGAAAGTAAATGTCTTCAAACGCCGTTTTGCACGTTCTGTAGTGCAAATGCGGGCTCACAATAAAAATTGCGTACCCAACCAACCCGTCCGCATCTCGCGCTGTGATGCACCGCAGCATACCGGCCACATACAACTTGCCATATGCCTCATAGTCGGGTGCAAGCGGGAAATCTTTTGTCACGCATAACTCGTCGTAGTGAGCAGGAATGATTCCCTTCAACTCTTCAATAAAAGTTGCTGGGTCCTCTACGGCGTAGCTAATTGTCATGCTGGCAAATACTTGTCAGCCCGAGTGTTCTTGGCGACCCGGCCTTTGCCTGTCGTTTGGCCACGGGCCGCTTGTACACGGTTCATCATGGCGTACAGCTTACGCGCACCGGCCTCAGTCGAGCCGTTGCCCAGTTCAGAGACGATACGGGCTGGTACCACAAACTCACCGTCAGCCAGCCGCGCAGGGCGCTTACGCCCAATCACTGCGGGAATAGAGTCAGACACCCCATCGCCAGGGCCGCGCAGTAGCCTGCCGCCGTCGGAGTAATCGCCAAGGTCAGAGATGCCACCACGGGCCATTTTCTGCATACCGGTGGACATATCAACACCCATATCAGAGACACCACCACGGGTGTTCTGCATGTCGTAAACATTGGCGGCAGACATGGCTTCAACCGGACCGCCAGCGGCCATGCCCGAACCATAGTCATTTATGATGGGCATAGCGGTAAACGGAGACATAGCCACTACGGGAGCCGGTGGATTAACCGGCGTGAACTGATGGTTGAAGTACCGTTGCTGCCTGCCAAAATCCCGACCAAGGCCGCCGTATCCAGGCACATCTGCCTGTGGCGTCGGGGAAACCGGGTTGGCGCTGTATTGCAGCGGGGTGGGAGGGGCTGTGGGCTTGATGCCTGGGGGGTTGTAATCATCGTCCCCCATCAACACAGGAGCCAAACCAGCGGCACCAGAGGTCAGTAAGCCCTTCATGCCGCCAACGCCCTGCATGAAAGCATCTCTACCTCCAGCCTCTGCCAGACTGGTCAATCCTTTGCCCATTACTGAAAACCCAGACGGAACAACAGGTGCGGCACCGGAGGCCACATTGGCACTTCCAGCAAGAGCCTCCAGCCCGGCTTGTCCAAATCCAGCATTTTGAGCGGCCAACATTGCAGACTGAGAACCTGCTCCAGTTGCGGCTTGAGTGCCCAACGTCTGTGCAACCATTTCAGGAGTGGCAGCACCAGCCCCCATCAAGCCACTACCCAAACCCGCGCCACCATAAGCGCCGAGACCAGTCATTAGGCCCTGCTTCAAGTCTCCAGTCAGCGCCGCAGTTCCCCCGCCAATCATCAGGGCGGCCATGGGAGCGCCAACGCCGGTTGCAGTCAAAGCTGCGCCAGCAATCATGGGCAGAATGCGCGACAGGAACCCAGCCTCAGGCAGACCAGTCTCAGGGTTAATACTTAGAGACCCGCCATGAGCTTCTGCCAGTTTTTGAAGGCTGTTTACCTCGCCCAGCGACATGTGGACAAGCTGAGTGTCTGGGCCTCGGCCTTTGGAGGCAAGGTGTTTGGCGGCGGCTTCAAGGCTCATATTTGCCTCACGGAAAAGGGGTTGATTGAGTCTATCATGGGGGGTGTTTTTAGCCAACCTTCCAGTTAGTGCCGTCAGAATAAACTGGGGTGAAAACAGCGCCGCCGCCAACAACGGTAGCGCCGAAGGTGGGAGTCAAGGCGTTGGTCACAAAGGTGCGCGCTCCAGCCCCGGAGGTGGCTGCACTGGGTAGGGTGGCCACGGTATAGTTTGTTGCTGCCGGAACAACGCTTGAGGTCCCAAGCTGGCCCAGGATGTTGTCGAGTCGGTTGAAGTACAGACGCAGAACGTCAGCAAACTGATCGTGATACCGCTTCTCATACTCCGTGGGCGCGGTTGGCAAACGAGGCGCAACGACTCGGTTGAGTTCAAACTCTGATGTAACGATCAGGGTCATTTAACGCCTTCCGTCAGGACGTACGTCAAGCGACGGGACACCCAACTGCCAGTTGACCCCAAGGCCGTCAGAGCTGACCTTGAACGCCATCTGCCTTCCACGGATGCGCGTGTAAACAATCTGGGTGAACTGCTGCACCGTGTAGTTCCGCTGGCCCGTGTAGTCCTGCGTGCTGGTCACTGTCGGCGTGTTGGCCGTGCTGTAGTTGGCACCAGGGTTCTGCCGTGGGCGCAGGGTGAAGGTCACTGCCGGGTTGTTGGCATACGACCCATCGAACGTGATGTCGGGGATCATGCGCCATGCAAAGCCATAGTTGTGGCCATCACCAATGTCAAAGTCGGCAGACTGGATGTAGGACTCAATTGCGCTCGGCGGGTTAGTGCTGCCGTCATCCACACCACTTTCGTGATAGACCAACTGGCCGTTGTAGCCTGTGGCGGTCGGGTGATTTCTCAATGGTGTATCCAGCCACGCGGTGCGCGAAAGATTGCCGTACGACCAGATGCGCTCCAGATGGTTGTAGATGACGTACCTGTCAATCACCGTTGAATTGGCCGAGCAGTAGAACCACCAGATTTCGTTGTAGCCCTCATTGGTGCCGCCGTAAATCTGATACTGCTGCTGGAGGTTGATGTCGCCAAAGATGTACTGACGCAAGGGGCAGTACAAGGTCTCAACCCGACCAGAGTACATGTAGAACTTATCCAGCCCCATCCAGTACGTGATGTTGGCTGCTGTGGCCACAGAGTTGGGGCCAGCGATGGAGATGTTGTAGCCCAAGACCTGAAAGCCCCAGATGTACGGGGGGCCAAGGTACTGCATGGAGTAGATTGCTGCGTCAGTCCAGACCAAAATCTCTTGTCGGGTTTGTTGGTGGGCAACGATGCTCGACCCCGTGGACAGGCGGTAGCTGCCAGCCTGATTGGTTGCAGCGGGGGTCCATGTAGCGTAGTCCTCTTGGTCAGACCAACGGATCAGCAGCGGGTCTTGGGTGGCCGAGCCATAATCATTGCAGCCAAAGGCAATCACAAACCGCGAGGCGTCAGACACCGTGACGGAGTTTGAGACCGTGGGGCAGCCGGAGTCCGTCGTGTAAGGCGATGGGCTTGTCGGAGACAGCAGGACTGCGCGGTCGTAGATCAACGGGTTGGCGTTGACCTTCCACAAATACAATGCCCCGCCACGAGGGTTGATGACGAGGTCCTGGCCAAAGTTGGTCTGGCTCCAAAGGCGCATCTGAGCGCCAATACCCGAGGTGGCAGCCTGCCCCCACCCAGACGCATTGCCGTACTGATTGACGGTATCGCCAGAGTTGTGCGCCACAGCGGTACTGCCCACCCCGCGAGTGCAGCCTGTAAAGGTGGTGGATGTCTTGCCAGAGTACGTGATGTACTCACCATTTATGCCAATGGCACCTGCGGCTGCAAAGCCTGTCGTCGATATGACGGTGATGGTGGTGTCGCTGTCGTTTAAAGCGCCGTTGAGGGTGGTGGTTGCAGAAATTACCGTCGTGCCACCAAAGCCGCCAGCACCCCAGCCGGTCAGGAAGGTGAAGGTTTCCTCACCAATTGAAATCTGATACGCAAACGTAGCTGCGCCGGTCGTGCCAGAAGATGTGGCCGGAGACGCAACGGTGATGCTGTACGTCGAAGCATCAATGTATGTGATGCGAAACTCTTGGTTAAGCGCAGCCGCAGGGATGCCATTAACAGCGCCGCCAACCCCGGAGATGGTTACAAAGTCCCCGTTTGCCGCGCCGTACCCAGGGTCATTGACGATGACCGTTGTAGAGCCGTTGGTCGTCGTAAACGCATTGGCCGCGATGACGTTGGTGTCACGAATCGGCGTGATGTCATAGAACTCACCACCGTTGGACTGCTGGATGTAGTACTTGAGGTGTGTGCCTAGACCCATCAGATTATTGCCCGCAAGTGTCACCCAATTCCAAAGGGAGCGGCAAGTGCCCCAGAACGAACCAGTTGGAGGCACAAGACCTGTTTCTTGAGCCCCTGTGTCCTTCACCCAACCACCCAGCTTCTCAGGGTAGCCCGAGCGAAACCGCACCTTGTCCATCTCAAACCAAGTTCCCTCATTGGCAAGGGTGGTTGACTCTCGATTGACGCCTGGGCGTAGTTGCAGTTTCTGAAGTGGCATGGTCGTCCTACGACAAGAAGAGGGCGCGTTCGTCTTTGCGGCGTTTATCCAGCCCTGCCAGCACTTTACCCCCACCCTTGTTCCAAAGCAAGAAAGCGTCTGCTGCGCCTTCCCAATCGCCTCGGTTGGCCTTCATTCGGATGGTGGAGCGCTGCAGATTACCTAGCCCGAAATTAAAGGAAATACTGACCAGAGCGTCAAAGCGGCCTTGACTGCCAACACTGCCGGGCACAAGTCGAAGAACACCACGTTCAAAACTTGCGACATCCGCGTCGAAGAGATCATTAATTTCCTGCTTGGACCAGACACGGTTGTCCTCCGGTTTTAATGGGTACTCCCTGCGGATCATGGGGATGTCGACCTGGGTCTTCCCTTCTGGCCGCATCATGGGCAGGCGAATCTGTTCTTGGTACAGCACATGGCCATAACCAATTGTCCAGATGTGCGCCGGGCACAGGTACGGGCGGTTTCTAAACCCCTCGTACTTATGCATCAGATCAGCGCCGACCTTGCTCAGTTTCACTTTTTGCCCCAGGTCCGGGTTCCAAACCAAAAGCCGATGATTGCGCCGAGCATCGACATTTCATCGGGGCTGAAGATGATGTCCGAGTAGCGCAGCACGTCGTCCATGCTCTTAATCATTCCGGGGTTTGTGTACAGGTAGTAGCACAGGAACAGGTTGATCAGCACCAACTCCAGAACGAAGATGTACGTCACGGTCGGGCGCACAGTGCCGACGTAGGAGGCAACCCACTTGTGCGCCCTGTCCAGCACCTTTTCGTCGTGTTGCAGAGCGGCCTCGGTCATCTGCGCCTCGGTCTGCATCATGATCTGATCAGTGCGAATTTCCTCAATGCGCTGCTGCGCGGCGTACCCCTGCGCAGCCAGAGCCAACTCACGCTCGTTTTGCATCCTGGCCAGGGCCAACTCGTGCTTCTGGTCGGCTTTGTTTTGAAAGTACTCAAGCAATTTTGGCAGGCCGGAAATCAGCAAGCCACCGAGGGTAGAAATAAGGGACAGCATTATCTTTTCTCCATTTTGGCTTCAATAATTGCAATCTTTTGGCGGTTGTACTGGATGTCGTCGCGGTTCTTTTGAATCTCAGCCGACAGGTCTTGACGCAGCCGCTCCCTGGCCAACTTGGCCCCGGTGTTGGTGGCCTGTTTGTTATCTGATGTAACCACCAAACTGATCTTGCTGTTCAAGATGGTGACCTCATGGCTCAGGTTTGACAGCGCCGACATGAGATACACCACGCAGCTAAAAAGCAATGGCAGCAGAGCAAACGCAATCTTTTCGATCAATGCACTCTTTGCGGTTTCTTCAGCCATTTTATTTCCCTTGCGCTGTGGCTTCCACGATGAACCAAACAGTTGCGCCGATAACGACAAACACCACCAACGCGCCAATCAAAATAATGAACAACTCGTCCAACTCCTGCTGCCGTTTCTTTGCGGCTTCTTTCTTACGCCTTGCTGCATGGGCTGCGTCTGCTTCCATCCGCTGTGCCCTAGCCGCAATCCTCATCCAGACATCCATCTTGTTTGCCTGGAAAAACAGCATCTTGATCTGTTCCTCAAACTGCTTGGCCTGCTCAATGGCCATTTCCAGTTCAAGCGCCTTGCCTAAAGCGGACCCTTTGAACTCACCCTGCTGCGACTTTTGAACAACTTCGATGGCGTCGGCTTTGGCATCAAAATATTTACCCAGCACCGGCCCGAGCGAGGTGACATCATCGACCGTCGCGGCGACCTTTTTTACAAGCTCAACCGCTGACGATATTGCAGCAAGGGCGGTGATGGGGTCAATCATCTATTGCTTGCCCTCTGCAAACACATTAACAAACACCGTACCGTCCTCAAGAGCCTCAAGCTCATGCCACTCGTTTGCTACAAGGTTGACCGGCTGCGTGTCTTTGGTCATCACAAGCTCGCGGCATTCCTTGCGAATGACACATGATCCTGCGTGGCACATGGTCAAGTGAGAATACGCATGCTCATGACGCGGCAAGCCCTCGCCCTTGTCGGCGTGGTACACGTTCAGTACCGCACCGTCGTAGGTCACGCTAAAGCGAGGGGCAAGCATGTTCACAGCGTTTGTGCTCCGGTGGTCGTTGGTTGATCCTCGGGCGGCAAAGATGGCTCGGGTGGTGCGACATATTCCGTAATTGCCCCATATTCACCCGCATTTCCTTTAACCCACAATTCTTGAATGTGCTGATATTTATCAGTGCCATTTACGCCCACTGGTAATTCTCCGTCAAATTCTTTATATTTAACTACGCACTCAAAAAAAGTATGTTCCGCATCACACCAAAATAAATTTTTTGCGTATTCAACTGTGAACATCACCACTACTCCTTACGAAATGCGAACATACAAAGCTTCCCACCAACAATAATCCGTGCTACAGCAACCGGATACGGAGGCAAAAGTTACCCCACTGCTCATTTTGCGCCATGTTCCTGATAACGCAGTGCCCCCACCATCGTAAGTGCTATTATTAGATCGAATTCGCCTTCCTAAAAATGGGGCGCTGTTTGCTGAACCGCCGAGGGTTGAGGCAGCTGAATTCGGCGTAAAGTTATATCGCAATGATGATCCGGCAATTGTGCCGTCCGTTGCAAGATTTGTATTCACTCCCATCATCAAAACAGCATACGTTCCAACCGCCCCAAATGTTGTTGGAATTCCCGTAAACGCCGTGCTTTGCGTTGTTGCGTCATTAAAAAGAATATCCGTGTTTCTCAATGTGGTTGGCATGATTGCTCCTTAAGGTGTGCCGCCGCCAGCAACATCGCTGAGTGCAGTGAATACGCCAGCGGAAGTCATTGACGCAATGGTTGTCCCGCCATACTTGAAAATCAGTTTGCCACCTGATTCTTCAATGGTAAAGTTGGTTGTGGCCAGTTTGGTTGCGTTCGTTGCATTGGTGGCGTTTGTGGCGTTGGTTGCATTAGTCGCGTTTGTTGCGTTGGTGGCGTTGGTGGCATTTGTGGCATTTGTCACAGCCGTGGCCCCGATAGCTGCCACAATGTCCGCAGCCGAAGCGACAGAGAGCGCCGAAGTCCCGTTTCCGCGCAGTATTCCTCCGCTGGCAAACGATGACGCTCCCGTGCCCCCATCAGCCACAGCAAGATCAGTGGCCAACGTCAGACTGGAGAGATGGCTGTTCTGAAACGCAAAGTTGGTTCCCTCCGACCAAACCGTCACGGTCTTGCCCGCCGGGATGGCCACCCCAACCCCCGCAGCGGTTGTGTTGCCAAGCACCGTTGAGTTGTAGATTGTGGCGGTGTAGCTGCTGGCGTTGTAGACGACGTAGGTCTTTTCTGCCGGGGGCGCATACACCGCAAAATTGGCCCCGGTCGTAGTGGTCAGGGCAATCGTCATATGCCGTGCCTCGTCCGGCGCACCATTTGCCGCCGTGAATGCCTGATTGGCAGCAATCACAGACACAGAGGTATACCCGGCAATCGACGACTCAATCAACGTGCCAAGGTTGGTGTTGGTGGTGTTGCCCCACGTACCGGCCTGATCACCCGTGGTGATAAGCTCAATGCGCAGGCTGGGGGAGTAGGTGGACATAACGGTTCCTCACTGAGGGTTATTGATATTTTGCCAGTTTGGGCTTTGGCTGTCATCTATTGAAGACCAACCTGGGGTTTGGTTGCTGGCTATGTCAACCCATCCTGGGTTTTGGCTGGCCGTGATGTTGGCCCATCCAGGGGTTTGGCTGCTGGCAATGTCGGCCCAATCGGCATTCTGTGTGCTGATGATCTTGACCCAGCCACCCACCCCAAAGCTGTCAGCTAGGACTGCGTTTTCGGACACGGCCACATTGAAGCCAGCTTGGATGGTGCGGATGTCGTTGGCGCTCAGGTTTTCTGTGATGCTGACCAACAGGTTTACAACCGCCGCCTCAACAGACGCAGCCCCAAAGTTCTCGACGATGGAGTCCGTGTAAACGCTGATGATTGTGGCGGCGTCCTCAACCGTCATCCCTTCCGTCACAGCCTGGGCAAACTGCGCGGCAATCGCCTGGAAGTCGTTCATCGTCACAGCCTCAGACACGGACTGAGCAAACTGAGCGGTGATTACAGGGGTGTCGTTGAGAGTGCTTGGCTCTGTGATGGATTGGAAGAACGCCGACTGCTGGGTGCTGAAGTCCGCCACCTCCAAAATGTCTTCGGTTCGGGTCTGGCCAAAGGCAAAGAAGACGTTCTGGGTATCGGCAAGGTCTGCGTTCTCAGTGACAGATTGGGCAAACTGAGCAGAGATGGCTATGACATCCGCCGGGTTGGAGTTCTCGCTGATGGATTGCAGGAACGTCGAGGCTTGGGCGCTTGCATCGTCGGCTGTAAACAGCTCGTTGATGGTGGCGGTAAACAGCGCGTTGCCCGTGATCTCAATATCGTTTTCGGTGATCGGCTCAGTGATGGATTGCAAGAAGGCAGAAACCTGGGTGCTGGCGTCGTCGGAGTTCAGGTTCTCCGACAAGGAAAAGACAAAAGCCTGCCCTGCCAGTGAGGCAAACGGGGTTTGGGCAAAGCTTGCGATTCCGAACATGGTTAATCGTCAGCAGGCAGGGGCTGGTTGCCTTCTTCCAACCACTTCAGGTATTTCTGGTAATCGGTGTTGGCCGGGTCGAAGGGGATGCAGGCGTTGTCGGATAAACGAACCACCATTGACAACATAGTTTGCGGTTTTGTGGGTGAGCACTCTTTGTACATTTACAACTCCGATGAGACTTCAAACCCGCCGTTTGCAAAAGCGTAAACGGCGGCAGACCCCGTACCTGTTTTCTTCCTGCCCCACGAAAAACCAATCGTGGATATCTCTTGACCATCTGCATCTCCACCACTACGCCCGGTAGTGCCAAGCATTGACAGCGTTGGAGCGGACCGCATTTCAGTCATGAAGTTAACTTTCACCCCCACAATAACATCTCTGCTCACGGTGGCAAAGCTGGTGCCGCCGCCGTCTACAACGCCAGTATTTTTACAGTAATACCGCTGACACAGCATCAACTCAGTCCCATACGGCCTGTAATCAAACGATGTGGCGGTAGAGCCTTTTTCCAGTTGGACTCCGGTGATGTTCAATGTCGCCCCTGCTGTTGCGACAAGATCAACAGAGCCAGTTGGGGCAATCCCCGTCGTAGCCCATGCGTTAGCCGGTCCTTCGTTGGTTGAACCAGTGCCGAGGTTGAACACCAAAGTTATGCCGCGCCCGTTGTCTGTCAGCCATGTTCCGGTCGTGTCGCCGGGGATGGTGATAGTTTTGTACTCCCAAGTGTTTGCTGCGCTTATGGCAAAAGAAAACGGATAGCGTCTATTTGCCGCACTGTTTGAAATTGACCCACCAAAACTGCCAGTTAAAGATGAACGAATCCAAAAACTGATTGTGACGGTCTGTGCATTGGCTGTGCCAAACCCAAGGTCGGCGGTGTTAAACCCCTCGATGCCTTGGACGAAGTAGCAAAAGTCAGAAGCCCCCGGCGTCCCCGCAGTGGTAGTGGTGATTAACAAGCTGTTTGTAAACCCAGCAGGTGCAGTAGTCGACCGCTGCATCGAAAATCGAGTGCTTCCAGTGCTATTTCCTGCCCATCGGTCAATTACATAAAGTTCAGTGCCAACGCTACCACTACCAGGGTACGTCACGCTTGCCCCGTTATTTCTTTGGTCGATCACCATCGCGCCGTTGATGATGCGGTTCTTGAAACCCGTGTACTGCGCGTACTGGCCCAGCAGTCCTTGGTCAACTTGAGTTAATGGCATGATTGGCCTTTAGCGGAAGATGGCGACGGTAACCACTTCACAGTCCTGTGGGTTGTTATAGTCATACACAGTATTTAAACGAACAGATGTCGTAAGAAAATCTGTTGCAAATCCGTTTGATGTTGGCGCTGAAAGATACCTGCCCGAACCTCCGGGGCCATAGCCAGCGTTGGCTCCAATTGCGTAATTCACATCAGGCATAGCCGTAGTAAAGTTTATCCTGTAATCGCCCGTCCCGTTATCCGTGATGCTCGTCACGTTGCCAGACGCCCTGATTGCCACGGTGCCCGTGCCGTTGAAGTTGACCCAAGCGCGGGCCTGATACCCTGGGGCTGTGCCCACAGGCGTAGACATGATGCTGGCGTTTGCCCCCAATACTGCTGCTTGTGTCATGGTTGGCCTTTAGCGGAAGATGGCTACGAGCACCGTACCGATGTCCGCCTGAATTAATGCGCCGGTATTTGTTTGGTACCCTGTAAGAACTTGATAATTGTTTGTGTTTTGCGTTCCGTTTGTTTGGTATCTTTGGACATCAAAGCCACCTTCCGCACCAAACACCGGGCAATAATTTACATCTGGCATTGACGTAGTGAAGTTCACCGTGTAATTACCCGTACCATTGTCTGTGAGGCTTGACACGTTACCGCTGCCACGAATAGCAATCGTGCCGGTGCCGTTGAAGTTGACCCATGCGCGGCAGCCGTAGGCGATAGCCGTAGAGCCATAGCCCGAGTTAAATTGAAAGTTGCCAGAGGCGTCAAACTCACCAACCTGAACGCCGCCCTCGGCAAAGCCAATCCGATCATTGCCGGGGAAATAAATGCCCGTGTTTGTGTCCGTGCCCCTGATGGCAGGAGTGGATGCAGAGCCGTCTACATCAGACAGGCCGTTGGTGCCTGACAGGATCAGCGCCATGATTGCTCCAGTGCGTCAAGTTGATTCATGGTTGGCCTTTAGCGGTGAATAGCTACACAAAGCCGGTCATAATCTTCAAACACTTGCGATCCAAAACTTGATGTGTATGCCGTTTTTAGCCTCAAAGCACTTGCGGTGGGTGTTTCACCATAAGTTGCAAACACCCTTGGGAATGCATTATTGGCGTTGTTAAAACCAACTGTGAACGCATAATTCGCATCTGGCATTGCAGTCGTAAAATTAATTGTGTAGTCACCCGTGCCGTTATCCGTAATGCTGGACACGTTGCCGCTTGCGCGGATCGCCACTGTGCCCTGCCCGTTGAAGTTTACCCAAGCCCTGCAACCATAGGCTGTGGCAGTTGACCCATAGCCCGAGTTAAACGACAAATTGCCGGACGAGTCCCATGACGGTGCGCCGGTTGAAAGTTTTGCTGGGGTGACCCCCGCATCTGCCAGATACGTATTGCCAACAGCGCCTGCCGTTCCGGGGATGGCGTTCAGGACCGACGACACATAGAAGCTGATGACCTCAACCAGATCGCCCGCCGTTGCGCCCGAGGCCAGGACAATCGTTGTGCCCGATGTGGCCGTGTAGTCGGCTGACCCCAGCATCACGCCGTTCCTGTACACATCCACGTAGCCCACCGTGTATGAGGGCACACTGAACGTGGTCTGGCTTGCGGTGGCCGTAAATTCTGTGACTGTGCGGTAGGCCGTGGTTACAACACCACTTGCAGGCAGGCCAAGGTAGCGCACACTGATGTTGTTCGTCCCCGTCGGCGGGGCGGCAGAGAAGGTCAGCGTTGTGCCCGAGACAGAGTACGTCGATGGGTCTTGCAACACACCTGTGACGGCAACAATGATTGAGGACGAGTTGGCCGGAGCCACCGTCATGGTGAACGCGACAGTCGAGCCGTTGCCGCTGAACGTGTCAGTCAGGAAGGCCGCTGTGAGTGGTTGGTTCCCAATGTAGGCCATGACTTACTCGTACAAAATGTTGATGGTGCCAGCGTCGAAGGTGTCAGTGCCGTTGACGGTTGTAAGGCGAACGCGGTCGAGGGTGCCGGAAAGAGATACAGAACCACAAGATGATGTAACATCGTTTGACCCGCCACCACCACCAGCAATACCCATTGCAACATAATTATTGGTCGAAATGTTAGTTATAACGACATTCCCACGCAGAGCATTAGTCGCATCGCCACGATAACTTGTATAAAAACCTGATGTTATTGTTCCGCTTAAACCGTTTGTTGAAAAGAAAGAACCATAACCACTAGTTGTAACAGAGCCTGAACCAATTTGTACTTGAATAAGACTCGATCCATTAGTAGATACACCACTAAGCATCACCGTGATGCGCTTGACCCACGACGGGATGCCGGTGAAATCAATCGACGTACCAGACGTTGAAGCCACGGCTGTGCCGGAGTAAATAACCCCTGTTGTGCTTTTGGACGTAATGGTACTGATTGGCATGGCTTACCTTTGAGGCATTGCGGCCTTGATCTCATCCACAGTTGCTGCGGCGTCGATGGCGGTTTGCATCTGGGCGTATTTGTCCCGAATCTTCTGGCGCTCTGCCTCTGCCCCCTGTGCCTGACCGGGGATTTGTTTGGCGATAGCGTCATCAAACGGTTTGAACTCTTCAGCCCGTGCTGCACGGCGCACATCATGCGCGATGGTCTTGGCCTTGTTGATGTTGATGGTGATCATGGTTTACTCCTGAAATTCCCACGCCGACCTGAAAAGTCGGTCTGATGGGATGTCATTGACAGACACAATCTTGTACGGCTTGCCTGCCGGTACGTCTTTGGCCGCAATTGCTTGGATGCTCAGGCCACACTCAGGTGCCGGAACAATAACGGCCACTCCGCCGTCGTCGGTTGGATAAATAATCCTCTGGTTCATGGTTTACTCCTTGTTAACGGAAGACGGAAACATTAAAGGTGAGTGGGTCTTCAGCGGCTGCCGCTGCTTCTACAAAAGTTATAAACCTGAAAGACGTTGTGGCCGAATCGTATGTCGCGGTGTTGGCTTGAGAAAGGCCGACAGGTCTTTGTGTTGCACTGTTTCTGCGCCCGGTACCAAAGTATGAATAGTTCACATCCGCCAAAGCCGTGGTGAAATTAACGGTGTAATCGCCCGTGCCATTGTCAGTGATGCTTGTGACATTAAAACTTGCCCGGATGGCGACCGTGCCTGTGCCGTTGAAATTAACCCATGCCTTGGCGCTGCCGTTGACGACAGTGTTTACAGGAACCGTTGCCGTTCCGTCCAGCGTGCTCAGTGTCGTTGTTTTGATGGTTGACATGGCTGGGCCTTAACGGTGGATGGCAAGCATTACATAAGCTGAGTCTTCTGCGCTGCCCCCGCTTTCAACTGTGCTTATCTGCAATGACCCCGTATTAAAAGCAATAAATTGAATCGTTCTGGGGTTATTGGTGACGTTTAACTGTACGTCGGAAATACCTACTGGGCAGTAATTAACATCTGGCATCGCCGTTGTGAAGTTAAGCGTGTAGTTTCCAGTACCGTTGTCGGTGATCGAACTCACGTTCCCGCTGGCGCGGATGGCCACGGTTCCGGTTCCGTTGAAGTTGACCCACGCCTTGGCGGTGTAGACCTCTACGCCCGCGAGGTTCTGGATGGTCGTTACTTTGATCGTGCTCATTACACCACCGTCCAATTTGTGCCCGTGGACACCGTCACCGTCACACCCGTTGCAACCGCCACAGGACCGGCAGACATGGCGTTATACCCATCTGGCGTGGTGTAGCTGGTCACAATGGTCTGCGGGTTGATGTAGAAACTGATGACCCCAAGGGATGCCTGACTCACTGTGCCCTGCCCAGGCGCAATTAACTGGACAATCGGGCTGGTGTAGTAGACGTAGATGTTGCCTGTTCCGCTGGGCGGCGCAGATGTAAACGTGATGGTCTGGCCGCTGATGGTGTAGGCACTGCCGGGGTTCTGCGGCACGTTCTCAATGACAGCCTGCACACCAAAGACCGATCCCACCGGGCGCGACAGCGTAAACGCCGTGGTGGTCCCGTCGCCGTTGAAGTAGTCAACAGCAGGAACGAATCCTTGCGTGGTGTAGGTGTTGCCAATAAAAGCCATCTCAGACCGCCGTCAAAACCGAAACAACCACATCCGCAGAGCTTGCGGCGCTGGTCAATACCTTCAGGGCATCAGAGGCAATCAGCACCACCCGGTTGCCACCAATCACCTCCAGCGAACCGCCGACAGGAATCGTTGCCGCCTTGACCAAATAATAGTCTGCGGCAGAGCGGGTGAAGTACACATCGGTGGTGATTGGCGATGTTGTCGTGTTGGCCACCACCAAGCTGGTGATAGCGATAGTTCCGCTGGAGACGGTTGTAAGCGTAGACGCCGATGTGCCGACGTTCCTTGCCACATAAGAAGTGTTTGCGTATGTAGGCATATCAACTCATCATTGTTGCTAAAAAGAGGGCTTCGTCATTTGTTGCAAATGACGCTGGTGATGATGCCCACCCAGTCCCTGTGGATGTAAGAAGATTACCCGCCGTGCCGGGTGAAGTCAAACCCGTACCGCCAGCCGCAGCAGGCAAAGTTCCAGCGGTCAACGCCGAGGCGCTGGTTGAGTACAGGGCGTAGTTTGCCGCAGTAAATGTGGTCAGGCCGGTGCCGCCGTACCCTGGCTGGATTGTGCCGCCTTGCCAAGTGCCACCGGAGATGACCGCCGAGCCAAGATTGAAGGCGTTTGTGCCAAACGTCACGCCCTCTGGCAGATAGGCGTGGAGGTCCCAAGTGCCACCCGTCGTGCCGTTGTTCGTCAAAAATACCGCGCCTGCACCGCCCGAAGGGATGGTGCCAATCGTGGCAGTGGCGTAGTCCGTGATGGTCAGGGTGCTCGTGGCGAGGTTGTTGAACACAAACGCCACACCCGTCGTCAGAGTGGTGGCGTCAGGCAGTGCATACGTCTGCCCACCCGTCCCAACAAGGGTTTGAATGTAGCTGGAAGCCGCCGTCAGGGCTGTGGTCCCACCTGCTGCGGTTGTGTTGGTGTTGGCCTGATTGACCCGATTGACCGTGATGTTGGAATTGGCGTCCCGAAGCACCACCGAGTTGGCCCCGGAGGAGGATGTGACCCCCGTACCGCCGTACGCCACAGCAATAGTTGATCCTTGCCATGTGCCAGAGGCTACAGTCCCCAGGGCCGAGACGTTGCCGCTTCCATCGAGATTGACCGACCGCCCAGACGGGTAGGTCACAAAGACGCTAACTACCCCAGAGAAAGTGACGGCACTGCCTGTGTTGCTGGACGCATAGATTGTCGTGCGCGTCAGCGTGGGTCCCGTGGTCGAATACGTGCCAAGGCCCACCTCCCACTGACCCGTCGTATCTGTAGCCGAGTAGTAGGTGGTGTTGGTGTCGCCAATGATGGCGAACGTCTGAAAGCCAAGAACCGCGCCCGTAAGCGTGAAGCTTACAGTCGTATTCGCCGTGGCCGTTTCTTGGACACGGTTTGCAAGGACCAGAGGCATCTAAACCCCCTATTAACTCGTCGCGGTGGTCGAGTAGGTAACCGAAACCGTGTCGCCTGCGGTCGTGACCTTGGCAGTGGCAAACGCGCCTGCGCTGTACAGCGTACCAGAGGTGTTGCCTTGAGTCGAAGACGCGCCAGAGCCGGTCACCAGGAAACAGCCGCCAACCGTACCGCCGCCACCCGTGATGGTGTAGGTAATTGCCGATGCGGTTTTGGTCGTCACGTTGGTGGGCGTAGAGCCAGTAGAAGTAGCCGCGCTAAACGATGCGGTGCCCCGGACAGCCGAACCACCAACGGTGTAGTTGGTGAACTCCGTCCAGCCGCCGTGCGATGCCATCGTGTCAGAAGCAGAGAACGTCGGGCTTGCACCAGAGATCAAACCAAGGAACGGGCCGACCGTGGTGTAAGAGGTGCCAGACAGCAGGGTGTCAAGCATAAGTTCTTTGCCAATTGCATTGACCAGATTGGGGAACTGATCTTCCCACTTGATGTTGCCATCGGCATCGCGGCAAACCACATGGTAGTGGCCCTCAATACCAACAGACTCCGCGCCAGCCACATTCGACTGCATAGTCACTTCAGCGTGGTCACCGAAGTTGGAAAGTTCTTTCTGCATGATGACTCCTTAAACAAGTCTGATTAGGGCAGAGGTGCTCGTGTTGGCGGGCATCTGCACGGTGAAAGTGGTGGTTGAGGTTTTGTCAGACCCGAAGTCCAACACGCACACAGCGCCGTTGTCACCCGGCGTGTAGATCAATGCACCACGCGCTGTAATCGCCCCCGTCCATGCTGGAGAGGAGAAGTTGACGTACGTGATGCTGCCGCTGGCTGTGTCCTGGCTTGCGATGGTGGCGGTCACAACCAAACCCCCTGCGACATAGTTGCCGCCAGAGGCTTCTCCGGTAGTGGTGTACGCCGTGGTGGTCTGATCCAGCGTGGCTGAGTTGGTGTACAGCGCCAGATAGAACGTGTCCGAGGCGAAGTTGATCGTGCCGCTGGCAAGCCCCGACCGCAGCGTGTTGCAGGAGTAGTTACCGGTAAAGGCCACTCAGATCACCTCAAAACTGTTTGCTTTGCGCACATTGTCTATCCAAGGTATCACTTGAATATTGTTTGGCACATGCAAGCCAGAGACCATCTCACCTTGTAGCGGGATGATGTGGTCTACATGCCACGGAAACCCAAACATTTTGGTGCGCAACACGGCCAAATTGTACGCCTCTTTC